ACATAACTTCCCTCATGACATGGCTAACACAGAATTTGGTACAGGAAGAACTCGTTTTGAAGTAGCAGAAGAATTATTTTCAGGTACTGATCTTAATATAATACAGAAGCTATCTATAGAAGACGGTATCAATGCTGTCAGAGTAGTACTACCTAGATGCTGGATAGACAAAGAAAAATGTAATGCAGGACTTAAGGCATTATACAATTATCATAGAGAATGGGATGATAAGAGACAAGAATTTAAGAATAGACCTGTACATGACTGGAGTTCTCATCCAGCAGATGCTTTTAGATACTTCTCAGTTGGTATGACTATACCTAAAAAGAAAAGATCTAAATCTCCTTTTCATTCACGAATAACACGAATGACAACTAAAAGTTGGATGGTAGCCTAATGACGAAAATAAATAGTAAGTATCTTTTAGCTGAGAGAATCTGGAATAGATACAGATCAGGTCTTGATAAAGGACATGTACAATATCAGGAAGAAGCTCTTAAAAACGAAAGATATTACTTAGGTGGTGGTAGACAATGGGATTCTGAATACAAAGAATTACTAGAAGCTACTGGTCGTCCTACATTAGAACCTAATATGATTTTCTCTATAGTTAATACCGTTCTTGGCTATCAAACACAGTCTCGTATGAGTATTGCTTATGTTCCTAGAGACATGGGAGATGATGAAGGTGCAGAGCTAATGACTAAAGTAGCTATGTATATTATGGATAAGAATAAGTATTCATGGTCAGAGTCAGATATGTTTGCTGATGGAGTTATACGTCAGAGAGGTTATATGGATATACGTCTTGACTTTGATGACAATATGTTCGGTAATATTTCTATGGAAGTAATAGATCCTCTTAATGTAATACCAGATCCTGATGCTGACAAATATGATCCTGATGATTGGAATGATGTCATGATTGCTAAATGGCTAACTCTAGAAGAGATAGAAGAAGTATATGGTAGAGCTAAAAGAATAGCTGTAGAGAAGACACATCCTGATGAACCTAATTTCGGTACAGAAGGAGTAGAACAAGAACGTACTTCTTTTGGTAAAGAGAATGCATATAATAGATGGATACTTGATGAAGAAGGTCTTCCTAGAGTACGTGTACTAGAACGTCAGTATTGGAAACTTCGTAAGAGCCAGTTCTTTGTAGATATAGAAACAGGTGACTTAGAAGCTATACAAGATGGACTTACTAAAAGAGAAATAGATGCTATTACTCGTGCTACAGGCAAAGAAGTGATAGAGAAAGTTACTAAGCGCGTAAGATGGACTGTGACTACTAGTGAAATTATACTACATGATGAATGGAGTCCTTATAAACATTTTACTGTCGTACCTTACTTCCCTTATTTCCGAAGAGGTCAAACTGTAGGTATGATTGATAATCTAATATCTACACAAGATATGTTAAATAAGACCTTTAGCCAGATGTTACATGTAATTAATACTACAGCTAATAGTGGATGGATTATACAAGAAAACTCTTTATCTAATATGGATGTAGAAGATTTAGACGATGTAGGTGCTCAATCTGGACTAGTTCTAGAGTATAAACGAGGCCATGATAAACCTGAAAAGATTCAGCCTAACCAAATTCCTAGTGGATTAGATGGTATGGTAGTACGTGGTATGGATTTCATGAAGACTATATCAGGCATACATGAAGCATTTTCTGGAGGTAAAGGCCCAGAAGTATCCGGTGCAGCTATACAAACTAGAGTACAGCAGAATGCATTACAGTTAGCAGCTCCTATTGATAATCTCTTTAAGACTCGTAACTTAATAGCTATCCGATTACTAGATCTTATTCAAGAGTACTATACTGAACCAAGAACATTACTTATTACTAAGGATGAGAGTGAAGAGAATGCTCCACAGCCTGTTGATATTAATCAAGAACAAGAAGATGGTAGCATAATCAATGACTTATCTATGGGTAAATATGATATAGTTATTGCTGATGTGCCTACTAATATTACCTTTAAGAACTCACAGTTTGCAGAAGCTATTGAATTGCGTAAATTTGGTGTAGAAATACCAGACGACGTTATAGTTAAATACTCAAATCTTGCAGATAAAGAAGCTCTTTCTAAGAGACTATCTGGACAAGCAGATCCAGAAGCAGAACAAATGCAGAAACAACAGATGCAAATACAGATAGAGACACTACAAGCAGAGCTTGATAAGACTAAATCTGAAGGAAAGAGTAAGGAAATCAGTGCTATAGAGAGTGCCGTTACAGTAGCACAAGCTCTTACATTACAACCTGAAATAGCTCCTATAGTGGATCAGTTAATGCAGGAAGATGAAGAACAACCTGCACCTGCTCCAGAAGAACAGTTACCAATTCAGCCAGAACAAGCACAATTAGGAGTATAATAAATGCTTACAGATGAATCCCAACATGTCCTATCTGCAACGTCATATGCCGTAGGAGGAACGACTGCAGCAGCAGGAGTTATGACTTTGAATGATATAGCACTTCTTATAGGTATTATAGCCACTGTAGGCACATTTGTAGTAAATCTTATATATAAGCATTTAAATTACTCTCTAGCAAAACGAGGTAAAAAGTAAATAATTGAACTAAATAGCAAATTTCTTGTCTACATAACTTAACGTACCATTATACGATAATAATGTCCTAATAAACTGGAGAGAGTTATGAGTGAAGAAGTAGATAGAGGTGATTTTATTGAGGATTTAGATGATGCAAATCGTTTTCCTGAAGATGATGTAGAAGACATTGAAGAAAATGATGAAGATTATCAAGATGATATAGAAGAAAATGAGGATTCTGAGGAAGAACAGGAAGAAGAATCTGAAGAAGAGGAGACTACAGATGACGTTGATTCAGATAATAATCAAGAGTTTGAAGAAGAAGCTGAAGAAGAAAATGAAGAATCCCACACGATTCCTAAGTCCCGCTTAGATGAAGTAATTGCTCAGAGAGAAGCTGAGAAAGATAAAACAACATGGCTAGAAGCACAACTAGAGAAGTTTATAGAACGAGATGCTACTCCTGAAGTAGAAGAAATAGAAAAAGAAGTGCTTCCAGAATATGATTTTGATAATAAAGAAATAGAATATGTAGATGCTTTACTAGAAGGAGATTCTGCAAAAGCTGCTGGTATTAGAAAAGATATTAATACAGCAAGATCTACTATAGAAGATTTTAAATTAAATAAACTTAGGAATGATTATAAGAATAGTGCTAAGGAACAGTCACAAGAAGCTAATGATAAATCTAAGTTTGATGATCTAGTAGAATTATATAAAGGCAAGTATGCTTTCTTAGATGATTCTCATGATAATTATAATGAAGAAGCAGTAGATACTATTAATACTCTTATGACAGGTTTAATAGCTCAAGGTAAAAGTAAAGCAGAGGCATTAAGAAATGCTGTAAGTAAACTTTCTCCTATATATGATTTAGATGCTACTAAAAATAAATCTAAACCTAATCGTAAAAAGACTGCAGTTAAGAAGCATCTTAATGCTAATAAGAAGCAGCCTCCTAAGAATAGAGGTAAGAGCACAGCAGGTAGAGATACTTTTAATGCAGAAGATATTGAAAAGATGTCTTTAGATGACTTTAGAAAACTTCCTAGTAAGCTGAAAAAGCAACTAAGAGGTGATTAATTCAAGGGTTCAAGCCCCTTAACAGCTTGTTTTCGTTAGTCTCAACGACAGTGAGATCGGCAAGTAACTCCGTGATGTTCAGCAAAAAATCAAATATAATATCTTAAATAAAAGAGGAAATAGATATGGCTTTAACTAATTTTGCAGGATTGACTTCTGACCAGAAGCTAGTATGGTCTAGAGACGTATTGAGTGAAGCTCGTGATATGTCTTTCATGGACAAGTTTACTGGAACAGATGAAAATAGCGTTTTCCAGCGTATTACTGAATTGACTAAGACTGAAAAGGGTGAACAGGTTATTATGCATCTGTTGGCTGACTTGGTTGATGATGGTGTTGTTGGAGACAACGAGAGAGAAGGTAATGAAGAATCAATGCAGACTTATAATGATAAGATCAGCATCGACTTGATTTCTCATGGTGTACGTAACAAAGGTAAATTGTCAGATCAAAAGTCTGTAGTTATCTTTCGTGAACATGCGAAGAATCGCCTAGCTTACTGGCTGGCTAATCGTATGGATCAGCTTGCGTTCTTGACTTTAGCTGGTATAGGCTATGATAAGAACAATGATGGTTCTACTCGTACTTCTGGTGCATTTAACTCTC